GGGCCCCGGCGGCCCCCCGGCGCCGCCGCCCCCCCGCGCCCGCCCCGGGCGGGGGGGGGCCCGGGGGGGGGGGGGCCCCCCCCCCGGCCCGGCCCCCCCCCCCCGCACCCGGCGCCCCCGCCCCCCCCCCCCCCCCCCCCCGGGCCCGGGGGGCCCCGGCGGGCCCGGGCCCCGGTTCTTCGGGGGGCCCCCCCCCCCCCCCGGCCGGGCCCCCCCCCCGCCTACACGTGCCCGTGCCCGCCGACCTCGCCACCACGAGCGCTGACCTGCTCTTCTCCGAGCCGCCACGGATCGTGCTCCCCGGCGACGCGCAGGACGCCTCCCGCAAGCCCGCGCAGGACCGGCTCGAGAAGATCATGAACACCCCGGAGAACCACGCCGGGCTCCTCGAGGCCGCCGAGCTCGCGGCCGCGCTCGGCGGCACCTACCTGCGCATCGTCTGGGACACCGAAGGCCCTCCGATGCCGTTCCTCACCGCCGTCCACGCCGACGGCGCGATCCCCACCTGGAAGTGGGGCCGGCTCGCCTCCGTCGTGTTCTGGACCATCGTCCACCGCGACGGACAGCAGGTCTGGCGGCACGTTGAGTCCCACGAGCCGGGCCGCATCCTCCACGGCCTCTACCTCGGCACCAGCGACAACCTCGGCCGCCTCATCCCGCTCACCGAGCACACGGCGACCGAGTGGGCCGCCAACCTCGTCGACGCCGACGGCGCGATCATCACCGGCGTCACCGGCATGACCGCCGGCTACGTGCCCAACGTGCGTCCCTCGCGCCGGTGGCGCACCGAACCCGAACTGTCCCCGCTGGGCAGGTCCGACTTCGAGGGCCTCGAGGGCCTGTTCGACGCCCTCGACGAGACCTACTCCTCGTGGATGCGCGACGTCCGGCTCGCGAAGGCGCGCCTGCTCGTCGACCAGAACACCCTCACCCCGCTCGGCGAGGGCCAGGGTGCCGTGTTCGACACCGACCAGGAGCTCTTCACCAGCATCCCCGGCGTGATGGGATCCATGAAGGACGGCAACATCGCCCAGGCCGAGCAGTTCGACATCCGAACCGCCGAGCATCGCGACACCGCGGTCGAGCTCATCAAGGCGATCCTGCGCGGCGCCGGCTACTCCCCGCAGACGTTCGGCGACGACGCCATGGTCGTGTCGACGACGGCGACCGAGGTGAAGGCCCGTGAGCGGCTCTCGGAGCGGACCCGGGACAAGAAGGCCCGCTACTGGGCCTCGACGCTCGGGCCGCTGTCCCGAACCATGCTCGACATCGACGCGCTCGTGTTCGGCGGGAAGGGCGCCGGCGTGGACATCCCCGAGGTCCGCTTCCCGCCCAAGGCGCAGGAGGACACCCTCGAGCTCGCGCAGACCGTCGTCGCCCTGCGGAACGCCGAAGCCGCCAGCATCGAGACACGGGTGCGGATGGTCCACCCGGAGTGGGACGGCGGCACCGTCAACGACGAGGTGGAGCGGATCCAGGCCGAGACGCGGCTCGCCGACCCGGCCACGCTCCGCCCTGGTGTCGACGACGGCGGAGACGAGCGGGCTGTCACGGACTTCGGGACGCTCGTCCGCTCGGGCGCCACCCAGGACTCCGCCGCCCGCGTCACCGGGCTCACGGGCCTGGAGTTCACCGGCGAACGTCCTGTGACCACCCGCCCCGCCGAGGCCGGCGAGTAGGGTCCACCTCATGCCCACCGGCCCCGACGACGGTGCACGCCTGAGCGCGCAGACCATCGATCTCGTCATCGAGGCCGAGCTCATCATGCTGCGCCGCGTCCGCGACAGCCTCGCCAAGGGCATCGAGACGCCCGCCTGGGTCGAGGCAAAGCTCCTGGAGCTGCAACGTCTCCGCAGGGATCTCACCGCGGACCTGTCGGCGCTCAACGTCGCGTTGGCGGCCGAGGTCGAACGGGTCGTGGGACTGGCCTACACCACCGGGTCCGCGCTCGCCGTCGGAGACCTCGACGACGCCGGCATCCGACCTGGGCTCCCGCGGGGGCAGTTCGCCGCGGTCCAGGTCATCGCCCGCGACGTCATCGCCACGATCCAGGGCGTCGCCCCGGTCGCGCTGCGCAGCGTCGCGGACGCCTACCAGGCCGTGGTCGCGGAAGCGACCGGGACGGTCCTCATGGGGGCCTCGACCCGCGTCGAGGCTGCGCAGGCGGCGCTTGATCGGCTCCTGGGCGACGGCATCCCGGGGTTCACGGATGCGGCGGGGCGGAACTGGCGGCTGGAGTCCTACATCGAGATGGCTGTCCGGACTGGTACCGGGCAGGCCGCCATGCGCGGACACGTGGACACACTCGCCGCGTCAGGACACGACCTGGTCTACGTCATCCCAGGGCCGCGGGCATGCCCCGACTGCGACCAGTGGTCGGGACGGGTGCTGTCGATCTCGGGTGCGACGTCGAACGTGATCGTCGACGGCGCCCGACTCGATGTCGCCGCGCTCGACGCGGTCCGCGGGAGCGGGCACCTGTTCGGCCCGAACTGCCGCTGCACCCAGGGGCTCTACCTGCCGGGGATCACGACCCCGCAGACCGAGCGGCCCGACCCGGCCGGTTACGCGGCGGGGCAGGAGCAGCGGCGCCTCGAACGCGGTGTGCGTGGCTGGAAGCGGCGCGAGGAGCTCGCACTCACCCCGGAGGCGCGGCGCGCCGCTCAGGCCAAGGTGCGCGAGTGGCAGTCCCGGCTGCGGGAGCACCTGGTCGCGCACCCGGACCTGAAGCGGTTGCCGCGGCGGGAGCAGATCAGCCGCGCCATCTAGCTCAGTGCGACTGCGACGGCGCCGTGAGCCACGCGTGTGCCTCCGCCAACTGTCGAGCCGCCGACGCATACGCCTCGGCATGCGAACTCGAAGTTGTACCGGCCGCCTTCAACGCGAGCGCCCCGACCGCGTCCTCCAGGTCCTTGCGCACGTCCCGCACTTCACTCTTCTCGGCCATCTCTTGGCCTCCTCTCATCGCGCGCCCTCGACCCGACGTCGTGGGCGTCTCCGGCGACCGTACCGACGGCCGCCGACATCTACACCCCGAACGGTCCAGGAGGCCGCCATGACCCGACCCAGCGCGCACTACATCCCCGCCACCAGCGTCATCGACCCCACCGCCCCCGGTGGTGTCGAGGCCCTGCTCGCGTTCCACCACACGACCTTCGGCGACGCCCGCATGGACGCTGGCAGCGGCGAGGAGCCCGCCGGCGGAACCGGCGCCACGGGCGGTGGAGACGGCGAGCAGCCCGGCGCCACCCCCACCAGCGGCACCACCGCCACCCCGCCAGGCTCCGAGGCCGAGAACGTCGACCAGCTCCCCGCCTGGGCCCAGAAGCTCATCCGCGACACCCGCGCCGAGGCCGCCAACCACCGCACCAAGGCCAACGACGCCACCGCCGCGCAGCAGCAGACCCTCGACACCATCGCCACCGCCCTCGGCCTCAAGAAGGACGACGGCCAGGCACCCACCGTCGAGTCGCTCACCGAGCAGCTCACCACCGCCACCGCAAGCACCCAGCAGGCCCAGACCGACGCGCGCGCCGCACGCGTCGAGCTCGCCGTCTACCGCGCCGCCACCGGCCACAGCGCCGACCCGGCCGCCCTCCTCGACTCCCGCGCCTTCCTGGCGAAGCTCGCGGACCTGGACCCCGCAGACGCGGACTTCCAGACCAAGATCGACGCCGCCATCAAGGCCGCCGTCGACACCAACCCCAAGCTCAAGACCGTCCAGGTGGCGGCACGCAGCGGCAACGACCTCACCGGCGGGACCGGCGAGACCAGGACCCGCACCCCCAAGTCCCTCACCGACGCCGTCGCCACCGCATACAGCCACGGCGCCCAGTAACCCAGGAGCACACCATGCCCGTCACCCTCGCCCAGGCTCAGCAGAACGCGACCGACGACGTCGACCTCGCCGTCATCGACGAGTTCCGCACCAACAGCCTCATGGACCTCATCACCTTCGACGACGTCGTCAACCCCGTCGGCGGCGGAGGCACCCTCACCTACGGCTACCGGCGCCTCGCCGAGCTCGGCACCGCCGCGTTCCGCGCGATCAACGCCGAGTACGCCCCCACCGAGGTCTCCACCACGCGCCACAGCGTCGACCTCAAGCCGCTCGGCGGCTCCTTCCAGGTCGACCGCGTCCTCTCCCGCGTCGGCCCCGCCGCATCCGGCGAGGTCGCCCTGCAGATGTCGCAGAAGATCCGCGCGACGCAGGCCGAGTTCGGCAACGCCGTCATCAACGGCGACTCCTCGGCCGACGAGGACTCCTTCGACGGCCTGTCCAAGGCCCTCGCCGGCTCCACGACCGAGGTGACGACCACGATCGACTGGTCCGCCACGATGGGCGAGGCCCAGGCGTTCGCCGTGCTCGACGCCCTCGACGAGCTGCTGGCGCTCCTGGACGGCGCCCCGGGCGCGATCATCACGAACAAGCGGGCCATCGCGAAGATCCGCTCCGCCGCGCGCCGTACCTCGATGTATACCCGCGAGCCCGGCCCCCGCGACACCTACGTCGAGGCCTACGGTGGCGCCCGCCTCATTGACGCCGGCAAGCGCGCGGGCACGAACGCCGACGTCATCCCGGTCCGCTCCGGCGGGCTGACCGAGATGTACGCGGTCCGGTTCGGCCTGGACGCTTTCCACGGCGTGTCCATGGCCGGCGCCCCGCTCGTGCAGACGTGGCTGCCGGACTTCACCAAGGCGGGTGCCGTCAAGACCGGTGAGGTCGAGATGGGCCCGGTCGCGGTCGTCCTGAAGCGGACCAAGGCCGCGGCGGTCGCCCGCTCGGTCAAGGTCTCGGCCTGAACCGTCCCCACGAGGTGGGGTCGCCACTGAACACGTGGCGGCCCCGCCCGTCCCCGGGAAGGGATCAGACATGACCAGCAGCTACGGGCTCAACGAGCCCGGCACGTACGTCATCACCAGCGACGGCAAGGACACCACGGTCGTCGCGGACCGCCTCGACTACGACGGCCCCGACGGGTCGCTGCAGGCGTGGAAGGACCAGAGCGTCATCGCGTCGTTCCGCTGGTGGTCGTCGATCGTCCGCAAGAGCGACTGACCAGGAGGTCACCATGAGCATCAAGATCACCAGCCCCATCGAGGGCTACACCGGCAAGAGCGTGTTCGGCCCGACCTCGGTGACGTTCATCGACGGCGTCGCCGAGATCGACGACCTCAGCGCCCCGCTGCGCGCCTACCTCGAGACGAAGGGGTACCGCCTGGAGGACGTCCACGCGGGTCCGTTCGACCCGGCCGCGCACAACGCCGACGACGTCGCCGCCCACCTGGCCGGCCTCGACCGCACGGACGAGACCGGGCGCGCGGAGTACGACCGGATCGTCGCCGCCGAGCGCGCGGGCAAGGCGCGCACCGGCGTCCTCAAGGCCGTCGAGAAGGCCGAGGCCGACGCCGCGGCCGCCGAGCAGAAGGCCCAGGAGGAGGCGGCCGCGCAGGCCGTCGCCGCCCAGGCCGCGCTCGACGCCCAGGCGCAGGGCGGTGGTGCCGCGTGAGCCCCATCGACCCCCGCACCATCCCCACCACCAGCCAGGTCGGCACCCGCACCCGCGACGCCGCCGTCACCCCCCGCGCGACCGACTTCCTCCCTCCGTCGAACGCCGGCGAGGCCGGAGAGCTCGGCAACCCGCACGGCCCGACCGTCATCGCCCCCGGCCTGCACGGCGACGAGTCGGTCCGCTCCATCCGTCCCGGCGTCGTCTCCGACACCCCCGCGACCCAGTCCACCGAGGAGCTCGAGCAGCTCGCCGAGGACCAGCCGCAGGTAACCCCGGAGGAGCCCGAGGAACCGACCGACCCCTGACCGGACCCCGTCATGTGGTGGGGCGTCAACACGAGCCCGGCAACCGTCCCACAGGTCAGACTCTCGTGAAGGCGCCCCAGGGCGGGTACCCCATGCCGGGTCCTTCGCCTGCCCGCACACGACGACCTGCGCCCCACCACAACCACGATGCTCGAGGAGGCCCCGGTGACCGTCTACGCCACCCCGAACGACCTCGCCGGCCCACCCTGGAACCTCTCCCTGCCCGAGGCCACCGCCGAGACCCTGCTGGCGCGCGCTGCGACGATGGTCCGCAACCTCACCGTCACCGCGATCTACGAGATCGGCTCCGACGGGCGGCCGAGCGAACCGGCCGTGCGTGACGCGCTCCGGGACGCCACCTGCGCGCAAGCCGCCTGGTTCGACGAGACCGGCGACACCGGGTCGGGCGCGTCCAACGCCTACTCCACGATGAGCCTCGGATCAGCGCGCCTGTCCGTCGGCGGCGCCGGCTCCTCCACCAACACGAGCGTCGCGGACTCGCGCTACTCCCCCGAGGCCGTGCAGATCCTCACGAACGCCGGCCTCCTCGCCGCGGGACCACGCGCATGGTGAACCTGCCCGCGGTCCTCACCCCCCACACGGTCACCGTCAAGCCCTTCGAGGGCGAGTCCGCCTACGGGCCCGTCCACGGCGCCGAACGCGAGCTGCGGCGCGTCCGGGTCGAAGGCGGCAACCGGCTCGTGCGGGACAAGACCGGCGCCGAAGTCGTCAGCTCCGCCCGTCTGTTCACCCGGCCCGAGCACGGCGGCCTCGTGCCCGGGTCGCTCGTCCTCCTGCACGCCGGCACGGCCCTCGAACGGTGGGCCGAGGTCATCTCGGTCCGCCACGAGCACACGCCACCAGCGCCGGAGCACTACGACCACGCCCTGACCTAGGAGGCCGACGGTGACCGTGCGATCTACCTGGAACGGGCCACAGATCAAGGCCAACGTCCGCGCCGCCACGACCCGTGCACTCGACGCCGCCGCCGAAGTCGTCCTGGCGCGCGCCCGCGAGGTCGTCCCGATCGAGGAAGCGACGCTCGCGCGATCCGGTGTCGCCAGCAGCGAGGACCAGGTGGCGGCGGTCTCCTTCGACACCCCCTACGCGGTCCGTCAGCACGAAGAGCTCACCTGGCGGCACGCTCCCGGCCGGCAGGCGAAGTACCTCGAGCAGCCCCTCCACGAGACCCGCTCGAAGCAGGAAGCCGCCATCGCCCGGATCCTCGGCGAGGCACTGTCGTGACCGCCACCGCGACCATCCTCACGGCCGCCGCCCAGCAGCTCCACGCCGCCGGCGTCGGCATCTACCGCACCAACGGCCGCTACAGCGCCGACGAGACCGGCATCGTCCTGAAGACCCTGCCTACCGAGCCCGACCGCGTCATCGCCCTGAGTACCTACCAGGTCGACCCGGATCCAGACCCGAACGCCCAGGTCGATGTCGCCATGCTGCAGATCCGGACCCGCGGCATCCCCAACCCGCCCACCGACGTCGACGACCTCGCCGAAGCCGCCGTGGCCGCACTCACCGGACACCACCAGGACTGGCCTGGGCTGCGCATCCAGCGAGCCCACACCGTCTCGACGCTCCCTCTCGGGGCCGACCAGAACCGCCGCCAGGAGCGGACGGACAACCTGCGGCTCCTCATCCTGCGCTGACCCCAGGCGGGCGGGCGCTCACCACGAACACACGACTATCCGCTTGGAGGACCCACCCATGACCGACCTCGCCTACTCCTACGAGATCGGCGTCGACATCAAGATCGGCGGCACGTTCCAGCAGATCCGCGGTATCTCCGCGGTCGCTCCCACCGCGCCGCCCGTCAACGTCGACGCCGCGACCTACGACGACAAGGGCGCCCCGAACAACAAGAAGGTGTCCGAGGCGCCAGCACTGTCGTTCACGATCCAGGGGCGCCGCGACCCCGACACCGGCCTGTTCGAGCCCGAGGTCGAGGCGCTCCTCACGCTCACCGGCCCCGACGCCGTCGGCGACGACGCGACCGGCGAGTTCCGCTACTACGACAACCCCGCCGCCGGCGAGCCCAACCCGAACTTCGCGTTCGAGATGGACGGCACCGTCGAGATGACCCGCAACAAGACGGGCAACAACGAGGTCGCCGAGTGGGCCGTCACCATCAGCGGGCAGGGTCGGCGCCGCCAGATCACCAACCCGCTCACCACCGGCGCCCCCACGATCACCTCCGCGCTCCCGTCGGGCGCTTCCGCGGGGGACATCGTCACGATCAAGGGCACCCGGGTCGACGGCGTCACCGGTGCGGCCGGCGTCAAGTTCGGCTCCGCGAACGCCGCCGCGTACACCGTCGTGGACGCCACGACGATCGTGGCGACGCTGCCCGCCGGCTCCGCGGGTGCGGCGAACATCGTCGTCACCCACCCCACCCGGGGCGCCTCGGCCGCGTTCCCCTACACGCGGGCCCGCCCCCCCGATCCCCGGTGGCCGCACGCGCGTCGGGTCCGTGCGGCCACCGGACTCCCCCAGACCCGATCCCTGACCCGACAGGAGCACCCCCATGTTCAAGGACCTCGCAGCCCACTTCACTCCCGCGCTCGAGCTGCCCTACGGCGACAAGACCTACGTGGTCCAGCCCCCGTCGAAGGACGTCGGTCTCAAGCTCGCCGCGATCAACGCCGCCGGTGTCGCCGCCTACTCCTCGATGCTGGAGAAGTGCCCCACCTGCGGGCAGGCCGGCACCCCGGACGTCCCGGCGGAGACGCTGCGGCTCCTGGAGTCGATCCGCGACGTCGACGCGGCACAGCTCTCGCTCGGGAAGTTCGTGTACGAGCAGATGCTCGAGGACGAGGTGCCCGGCCCGCACATCGACACGATGGGGCTGTACGCCCTGTACTACTGGACGCTCGGCGAGGAGACCGCCGACGCGATCATGGCCGCCCAGGCGGGCGGTGATGCGTCGGGGGGAGCGGCGCCGGCTACGGGCCGGCGTTCGACCCCGACGGGTGGGCGCCGTACGGGATCGGGGAGCCCGACGCGCGTGGCGTCTACCCGCGGTACCGGGGCGCGCCGCCGCGCCTGAGACCACCGAATCCTGGCGAGACGGGCCAGGCGGAGGGTCCGGTGATCGGGTGGGGTGACATCCTGCAGCACTGGAGTCTGGTCGAGCTCGACCTGCACGAGGTCTACGGGGCCGATCTTCACGACCCGGCCCTGGATCGTCCGTGGCCGTGGTGGCGTGCACGGATCACCGGACTCCTCAGCATGAAGAGCCGCCTCGTTCAGGCACTCACTGCGGCGTAGACCCCAGGATCCGCCGCTTCGCGGCCTCGAACTCCTCGTCATCGATGGCGCCGGACGAATGCAGCTCTGCGAGCCGCTCGAGCTCGGCAACGACTCCGCCTGCAGGCGGAATCGCACGGCGGACGCGAGCAGAGGTGATACCGCCAGCCAAGAGTCCGGCAACCCCCGCCACGACCAATGTCCAGACCATGCCAGCTCGTTCCCCGCGATCACGCGCGCAGAACGAGTCCGCGAGGCTGCCGTTGATCCCGGAGCCAAAGTCCGACCGGGGGCTGAAGACGCTCCCACACGATCCTGCGGAACCGGGCACGTCGGACAGTCCCAGCACCAGGCCCGCCAGCAGCGCGAGACCTCCAAGGATCAGCAGCACGATGCCGGCCGTCCGAGACGGCTTCCCGGTCTGAACGCTCATGCCGACACTCAACCAGAAGCGGGGTGATCGCGCATGGCCCTGACCGTTGGCGAACTCGTCGCGTACATCCGCGCAGACGGCACGCAGTTCGACCGGCAGATCGACGACTCCGGCCGCAAGTTCACCGGGTTCTCCACCATGGTGCAGGCCGGCGTCAAGACGGCGGCGACCATGTTCGCTGGGGTCACGGGCACCGTCACCGGTCTCGGAGTGGCGCTGTTCAAGGTCGGCTCCGACTACAACCGGCTCCAGCAGTCCTCCCGCGCGGCCCTCTCCACGCTCCTCGGGGGCGCCGAGGCGGCCAATGCGCAGATGGACAAGCTCGACGCGTTCGCGCGGAACAGCCCGTTCGCCAAGCAGGTCTTCATCGTCGCGCAGCAGCAGCTCCTGGGATTCGGCCTCGCCGCCGACAAGGTGCTGCCCACGCTGGACGCGATCCAGAACGCCGTCGCGGCGACCGGCGGCAGCAACACCGAGATCGAGCGCGTCACCTACTCCCTCGCGCAGATGCAGGGACAGGGCAAGCTCACCGGGGAGACCCTGAACCAGCTCGGCCAGTACGGCATCGACGCCGCCGGCATCATCGGCGCGAGGATGGGCAAGACCGGCGCCGAGATCCGAGACATGGCCTCCAAGCCCGGCGGCATCCCCGCGGACCAGATCTGGGACGACCTCGTCACCGGCCTCATGGACCGCTTCGGCGGCGCCACCGCAGGGATCAAGGCCCAGTTCGACGGCGCCGCTGATCGCGTCAAGGGCGCCTGGCGCGACATCGGCTCGACGATCGCGGCGCCGTTCATCGACCCGAACGGCGGCGGCCGCGCCGTCGAGTGGGCGAACAAGGTCGCGGACGCGCTGCGCGCGCTCGAGCAGAAGGCGAAGCCGCTCGTCGACCTGCTCCTGCAGCGGTTCAAGCCGGGACTGGACGCCGTCACGCCGTCCCTGGACAAGGTCCGCGGGGCGATCAACTCGTGGGACCTGTCGAAGGTCAACGGCCAGCTCGACACCCTGGCCAAGTACGCGCCGCTCATCGCGCCGGTCGCCGCGGGCCTCGCCGCACTTGGCGGGTCGCAGATCCTCGGCCCCCTCGCGCGACTCGTGCCCGGTCTGAACCCGGTCGTTGCCGCGGTTGCCGCGCTCATCGCGTCCTCCCCGGAGCTGCGGCAGATGGGCGGCGAGTTCCTCACGGCGCTTCAGCCGCTGATCCCCGTTGCGGCTGATCTGGGGAAGATCCTGGCGGACTCGCTCTTGCGGACGCTGGAGATCCTGGCTCCCTCGGCGCGCGATCTGCTGGTGGCTGGCGCCGACGTCGCCGTGATGTTCGGCACCGGGCTGGCTCCTGCCGTCGTGGCGGTCGCTGATGCTCTCGGCCCCGTTGCGACGGTCGTTGCCAACGTCGTGTCCTGGGTGGCGCAGCTCCCCGCCCCGGTCCTTGGCGCTGTTGCCGCGTTCATCGCTCTGAGGACTCTCGGTGTGCCTGGCCTGGTCGGCGGGATCACGACGAAGATCCAGGGGCTCGTGACGGCCGCCAAGGGCTTGTCGTTCAGCGGGATCGGGTCGTCGCTCATGTCCGCGTTCGGCGGCCCAATCGGGATCGCCATTGCCGGCATCACCGCAGCGATCACCTACTTCGCGAACGAGTCCGCTGAGGCGAAGCGGAAGGCGGACGAGCTCACAGACTCGCTTGACCAGCAGACCGGCGCTCTCGGCGAGAACACCCGAGAGCTTGTCTACAACCGCCTAGAGGCTGCCGGCGTCTTCGAGGCAACCGCAAGGGCCGGCCTTGACGCAACTACCGTCCTCGAGGCCGCCCTTGATGGACAGAGCGCTGCTGCAGAGACCGTACGGGCGAAACTCGCGGAGGTCCGTGACGCCTACCAGGACGCCATCGATACCGGCGATCAGCCGCGGACGTACAGCATCGGCGGTCGCGAGGAGTTCGCGCAGTACAACGACCTGACTCGTGCGATCGAAGAGGTCGTCGGCGTCCAGGACGACGTGGTGAACGGCGGCGAGGCTATCCGCCGGAAGCAGGAGACGCTCGGCGGATCGCTCGACAACACCACGGGCAAGACCCGGGACCAGGCCGACGCGCTCAAGGAACTGACGGACGCCCAGCGGGAGGCCGCGGGGGCGTCGATCAGCCTGCGCGAGGCACAACTCCAGGTGGAGGACCAGCAGCAGCGATTCAACGAGGCTGTCGCGCAGTCCGCCAAGGTGAACGCCGACGCGGAGGCATCCGAGGAGGCGAAGGCAGCCGCGGTCCGGGACGTGGAGCAGGCCCTTCTCACGACCGTGCGCGGCTATCAGCAGACGACCGACGCGATGGTCAAGAACAACGCATCGGGCACGGACCTGAACAAGGTGATCCAGCAGCAGCGGGACAAGTTCATCGAGAACGCGATGCAGATGGGCAAGACCAAGTTCGAGGCCGAGCAGCTCGCCAACGCGTACGGGCTCATCCCCAACAGGGTCGACACGAAGGTCTTCGCGAACACCGACGAGGCCATCGCGAAGGTCGACACTCTCGTGCGGACGATCAACGGCAGGACCGCCACGATCAAGGTCTACACGGAGAACTCGGGGACCACAGGCACGATCGTCGGATCCGGTGTGAAGTTCAACCGCGACGGCGGCATGCTCGAGTTCTTCGCCAGTGGCGCAATGCGGAGCCTGACCCCGATGTCCTCGGTCGCGCAGATCGTCGGCGCGAACACGTGGCGCGTGATCGGAGACCGTCCCCGCGGCGACGAGGCCTACATCCCGATCGAGAACACGGCCCGGTCGCACGCGATCTTCGACGAGACCGCACGACGACTCGGGCGCCTCGTGCTCCCGATGGACGCGGGCGGGGTCCTGGCTCAGTCGCCTTCGGCGGCAGCCGTCCCGTCGAACCCAGCAGTCGCCCCCACGGTCCTGGCTCCGGAGTCGGTGCGTCACCTGGCGCGCGAGCTCGCGCAGGTGGCGGCTGGGGTGTCGCAGGCGGCTGGGGCCGGTGCGGGCCGGGCGGCCGGGGCGGGGCGGGCGGCGGGGGGGGCGGCGGGGTGATGGGGCTGGGGGGTGCGGCGTTGGCCGGGCCGCCGCCGATGGT